CCCCGGGTAGCAGGAGATGAACTCCGATTCGAGGTGCACGTTCGCCGTCACCCCATCCGGGGTGATCTGGCAGGAAGCACCGTCAATGAAGTACGTCGTGTTCGACACCACAGCCGTGCCGCCGGTCACCACCCACGGTGAGATCCCGAAGACGAACCCGGAGTTCTGGTTGCGCTGGAGCTGGGTGCGCGTCGCCTCAGCCACGCCCATCAGCCGCTGGTCGGGCGTGGTGGCGTACGCCAGGGTTGTGATGCGCGCACCGGAGTCTTCCCAGGTGTGCCAGATGCTGCCGGTGATCGCCTGGTCGAAGATCTGCAACGGCACCTCTGCCGTTCCGGTTGAGGTCCAGGTGTAGGCGCTGCGCGGCGAGACCAGGCCGAGCGGGTTACCGGGGAAGGTCGAATGGTCGTTGTTCAGCCGCAGATAGTCCGACGCGGTGCTTCCATTGGTCAGGCCGGTCGCGGGCAGCGGCACCGAGATCGTGGGAGACAGGTACATGTTCATGTACGTGTACGAGGTGTAGTAGATCCCGTAGTAGATCCACTCTCCGTCCGAGATCTGATTCACCGCGTAGTACAGACCTCCGGAACCGAAGTTCGTACCGTACCACTGGTTGTCAGGTCCCGATGGCGAGGCGGCGAGCAGCAGCAGCGAACCGCCACCGTTGCCCAGCACCCCCCAGTTGCCCAGTGAAGGCACCGCGTTACCGTTGAACAAGGCCGTGGCGGCTGGAATGTTCGAAGGCCCGGTAATCCACTCGCCCAGAGAACCATTCGGATAGATCTGCGCGTAGTAGCTGGTGTTCAGGCTTGCCGAGATGAACCCGCCGAACGCGTACAGGAACCCATTGACAGCAACACAGTACGTGAAGCCCTGCGCGACCGGCAGGGAGGTCGTCTGCACCCACGAGCCGAGCTGACCATTCGAGACGGTGTTGTAGTAGACGTTCGCCGTGCCCGGGTTCGACCCGCCAATCATGTACACGTACTGCCCGTAAGCGCAGGCGCCGAAGAACTGGTTCGGCGCGGGCAGCGCCGTCTGCGTCGTCCACGCCGAGACGGTGCCAGAGGAGTTGATCGACGCGGTGAACACGTTCGAGGTGATGGTGGCGCCCGTCGTCGCGCCACCCATGAACACGATCGTGTTGTTGCCCTGGAGGTCGGTAGCTACCACCGCAGTAGCAGAGCCGTCCGTCGGGATCGGCAACGGCGGCTGAGGAACCGCCTGGTTGAGGTGACCGGCTTCGTCGAACTCGATGGTAAAGACGTTGTCGAAGTAGGTCGAGCCCTGCAACCCGCCCATCTGGATAAAGAAGTTATCGAAGCAGGTCGAGCACGGTCCGGTGGAAGTGCCGCCCGCACCAGAGGTTGGGTAAGGCCAGTTCAGCGTCCTAAACGGGCCCATGTGAAACCGGTTGAACTGCGAGATCGCCAACGGGTTGCCGGTGTACTCAATCGGAGGGCTCTGCGTGGAAGGCACCGACACGCCCTGTACGGCAGCGAACTGCTGGAGCCAACCCACCGGCACCCGAGTCTGCACGATCATCGTGCCCGGGTGCCCCGAGCCGTCGTCAGCGCACAAGCTCACCAGAAGGTCAGCGCCGTTGCCGACCACCAGCACGGGGATCGCCACCCGCCCGATGTTCGTGCCTGACATCGTGAACGGCTGGTCGAAGTCCTGCGTGGACAGCTGACTGCCCCACGCGACGCCTCCGGTGCCGTTCGGCAGCAGGATCGAGTTGCCCTGGTAGAGGTACTGGCTGGCGTGGGCGCCGAGCAGCTGGTTGATCTGAGCACTGGGCGCGATAGCACCTGCGTTGCCCAGTAGGCCCGCCTGTCCTGCCGACCATACAGGAGTAGCCATGACCCGCCTTTCACGTCACAGAGGTGAGATTAGTGCCGCTGTAGTTGATGTTGCGGAATGAGTAAACGAATTGGTTAGAGCCCTGCGCGACAGTGGATTCCTCAATGAAACTCGGCTGGTTGTTACCATTAAAGCCGACTTTAGTGATGCGGGCATTCCCGTCATCCCACGTGTGGACCAGCGGGTAAATAGCAGACAGATCGAAAATCTCGTACAAGAACCCATATGCCTGCGCCGTCCACGTCACCCCATCAGGAGAAGTAGACGCGCCAGACGTCTGATTCGACCGGAAGTACGAATAGTAATTCGACGCATCACCGGCAGCGCTCGCCACCAACCAGTACGTCGTTGACGCAGACAACCCCGTCACCGGCAACGGCACCGACTGATACGACGGCGTCGAGTTCGCCCAGCCCGGTGGAATCGTCGTCGAAACCAGCACGGTGCTTGACGGAGCGCCAGAGCTGTTCGTCCGCAGCGAGAACGTCGTCGGTGCCGGTGAGCCCGTGGTCGTCATGTTGAACGCAACCCGACCGACCGTGGTGAACGACCCCGTGGTAAACGACTGCGCGATATACAACCCATTCGACGTCGTGCTACCGGTGCCCGCAGTGGTCTGCTGAGACACCGTGGTGCCGGTATACACGTACGTCGTTGCGTGAGACCCGAGGAACTGGTTGACCTGATTCGCCAGCGGCAGCTGTGTCGCGGTCGCGCCGAGCCACGAAGGAGTCGCCATCAGCTAAACGCCGCCCAATACGCCGTGTTCGCCACCGTCGAAGAGGAAATCGTCACCGACGAGGGCAGCACCGTCTGCCCTGTACCAAAGGTCGACCAGCGCGGCGTCGAAGCAGTCGTGCCTGCGTTCACCGTGCCTGCGCTCTGCACCGTCGAGCGGCCAAATCCAGGGGTTGTGGTTGAAGCGTTCGCCAAGAACCCAAGGTAGTAGATTCCTGGCGCGACAGTCTGCGCTGCCCCCAGGCCCATAGTCTTCAAGCCGGTCGTCCCCCAGTTCGTCGTTTGATCGCCTACATTCGACAGTAGCGTGCCTGAAGAGTTGTACAACCCTGCGGAATTCTCGCTAGCCGTCAATCCGGAGGGCGCAGCAGCGACGCACAGCAGCAGGTTCGTGATGGTGGTGGTCTGACGAATGTTGATCCGACACAGGTACAGCACCCCGCTGGTGGGAGTGGATGACGCGGTCTGGAGCGCCGGATCGTACGTCCAGGCGATCAGGTTCTGATCACTCGGCAGTGGAACGTTAGAGGAAGGCAGATCAATCAGCGAAGAAGTCGTCTGCGTGTTCGGGTTGCCCGTCATGCCCAGGCAAGCCTTACGCACCAGGAATGAGTTGCCACCAGTATCGTTCCACGCCGAGCTAATGCCCTGGAGGACACTGTCGGCGACCACGACGTTGCTGGAGCTGGTCAAAGTGATGGCGTTCGCTGGATAGTAGTTCGAGCTGTTCGGGTTCTGCCCAGACTCAACGTTTACGCCGGTGATGGTAACTGGGACGGTAGAGCTGGTGACGATGATGCCGTTGTTGTTCGTTCCACCATTGCCATCCGCGTGCAGCTTCCCGCCCGTCCAGACGATACCGCCACCTTGGGTGCTCTGACCGGTAGCCGAGTGGATGCGCAGACCTTCGGAAGCGTTCTGGTCGGTGGTGCATCCGCTGAAGACAATGGAACCGGATGAGCCGGTAATGTCGAATCCACGGCCGCCGCTGGACCATTCTGCCCGGCATGCTATGAGAACGGAATTGCTATTGTTCTGAAGGGAGAAATTGTTCCCCGCATTGCCGAAACCCAGACAATTACTAAGCGTAGCATCAGTGATATTGGCGAGATTAAAACCGGTGTTTACTGAACTGACAATAGACAGTCTGGTGTAGCGCTGGTGATATGGGAACGTCGGAGTAATTCCGCTTTCAGTCTGACCTGATGCAGTCAGCCCATTGTGTGGCGCGCCGTAGACGAACACGTCTTCCAGATGTACATCATAGACAGGGCCGACCATGTTGATGCCCTGAAGGTTGGAAGACGCATTTGCCGACCCATCGATATAAATATTCTTCAACCCGCATGCTGCCGTGTTCACCGACCAGCCGCCCGGCGTCTTCGACAGGATCTCCACGATGCCCGTCGAAGACGAAGGAGCCCACGATGACAGCGCGGTGATGCGAGCCACGTTCGAAGGTACCGTACCGAGGTTAAGCGTGATATCGGTCTGCCCGACCAAGAACGTGAACGGCGGAATGATCACCGGGTTGGCAACTGCATACTTGCCCGGAGGCAGTAGCACATACCCGCCGCCATTGGTGTTCCACTGGAAGGCCAACGCCGCATTGATCGCCGACGAATCATCGTTCGTGCCATTACCCAAGGCGCCGAAATCCTGCGGGGTCACGAACCCAGCCAAGTAAGGCATCAGACAACTCCCGTCGGAAACTGACCGCTGTAAGTGATGGTCCGGGAAGAACTGAAACCCGAACCGTCCTGAGACACCACCGATTCGGCAACGCCGATCAACTGAACGGAGCTGTTATAGGTGAAGGTGGTCACCCTTGCCCCGCTGTCGCCAATCAGCGACGACGGCGGCCAGTTCGTTCCTGACGCGTCGTACACCTGATACATGAACCCGTACGCCTGCTCGTTCCAGGTCACCCCGTCGCTTGATAGGGAAGCGCCGGAAGTCTGATTCGACTGCTGCCAGGCATAGTAGTTGCTCGCGCCGCCCGCAGGGGAGAGCACCAGCTGATACGGGGTCGAGGCGGTAAGCCCGGACGCGCCGAGCGGCACCGTCACCCAGAACGGCGAGGTGTACACGTACTGCGAGGAGAGCGACGAGGACGCGATCGGCGAGCCGGTCGGCACCCCTGAGGCGTTCGCGTACAGCGAGACCGTCAGCGCTGGAATCAGCGCACTGACCGGCGAACCGCCCACCGTGGAGACCTGAAGCAGCACCTGCCCGATCGTGGTCTGTGTCGATGAGGTGGTGAACGTCTGGGCCATGTACTGCCCGTCGCTCGACTGATACAGCGAAGAACCGGTCTGTTGCGAGGAACGCAGGATATTGCCGGAGTAGACCCACGACGAGGTGTGCGAGCCGAGGAACTGGTTGATCTGCCCCGGACGGGCTGGCGAGCCTGCCGAGGCAGCCAGCCATGTCTGTACCGCCACGCTGCCTCCTTACGGGCCGAGGAGAAGGCTGATCTGCAACAGCAACGTGTCGGTGGTCGGCACGCTGACCGTCGGGCTGAACGCCCAATGGTTGAGCATCGTCCCAGAGTTCAACGCGCTTGACGCGCCAGCGAACAACCCTGCCTCCGAGACCACCCAGGTCAAGGGAGGCGCCGGGAAGTAGAACAGCCAGGTGGCGGTCGCCGCGATAGCCAAGGTCGCCGGAGAGGACGCGCCAGCGCCTACCGTCTCGCGGCCGAGCTCGGCGAACAGCTGGACGTCAGACTTCGCGGGAGTGCCTGCCCCGTTGCCGACCGCGCCATACAGGGGGGTGAGGTAGGTTGAGGAGGTCAAGCCCAGTTGCGAGGCGATGTCTTGCACCCCGGACCACACCAGCGCGGCAGCCAGGTCGGTATAGCCGTTCGTGGTGACGATGTTGTTGCCGATCCGCTCATCCCGGACCAGCCCTTCCCGCCCCGTGATGGCGCGCAGAGCGGGCTCTGACGGGCTATCGAGGCTCGGCGCTAGGGCAGCGTAGGCGCGAAGCTCCTCGCGCGTCAGCGGCGCTCCTCGCAGCACGGTCGCTCGAAGGCGACCCCGCAGGGCTACCGACTCGGCTGCTTCAGCTCCACGCGATGGCACCCCACACCTCCCGATCCCACGACGGCGCGGAGGTACGCAGGTAGATCGTGCCGAGGTCAGCCCATGTGGTCTGCTCGTCAGCCTCCGCCAGCGCCCCGATTCCCGAGGTCGAGGTATCCGGCGACGAAGCGTTCTGGTTGTTGATGGAGCCGAGTACGTCCACCAGCGAATACGGGCGGAACACACCTGAAGCCATTGCCTACTCCTTAGATCCGCACCGCAGTCGGATTCATGACCCGGTAACCGCCCAGGGTGAATGTCACCGTATTCGAGATCAGGATGAATGTGTCGTTGATTCCCCAACGATTGTTCTGCACGTCATACACCAGACCGTTGATGATCTTGCAGGTCTGCCCCGAGCGCACCCACCCGAGGAAGTCCTCACCGGTGTTGAACACCATCCGCTCCACCGCGAACGCGTACTCCGTCCGGGTCTGCATCGCCCGAGCCAGCGCCATCGGCACCGTGGTGAGCGACGAGTCGGAGATGTACCGGCCGAAGATCCCCCGGTTCGGCCCCGAGTACTCAGCGATCGACGCGGTGTCCTGAGCCTGCGCCACTACCGGCACCAGGTAGGTGTACCAGATCTTGATGGAGGTCCCTGAGCTCGGCGTAGTCGCCGCGATCAAGAACCACTGCCCGATCGAGTTCTGCTGCACCACCCACGAGCCCAATGCCGACTGTCCTGCCGACGCCTGAGTCACCGTGGTCTTCACCCCGTTGATCTCCAGCGTCCCGACCGAGCTGACGGTGTAACGCAACGGCCACGCCGACTGCGAGCCGTCCGCCTGCCAGGTGTCGGTCGGCGGCTTGGTCGACGGACCTCCTCCCTGGATCGTCTGGTTGGCGCCCTGCACCAGGATCTTGTTCTCGACGCTGGTGCCGTCCCACTCGTACTGGAACTGGGTGTCGAGCTTGATGTGACCTTCTGTGTATGACGGGTTGGGGGTGGTCGGGTCGATGGTGAACGTCACCCCGGACGACTGGGCGGTGGTGGCGTCGAAGAAGTGCAGCTCCAGGTTCTCGTCCACATACCAGCCGTACGGGGTCGAGGAACCGGCGAGGGTCGCCAGCTGACGCCACGCGGTCGAAAGCGGGTTGTAGTTCAGGACATACGCCGAGATCACCGGTCCTGGGGCGACGAACCCGCCGTGGCGGGTGGAGACGGCGGTGATGCCGCAGTTCGCCTGATTGACCAGGGAGATGACGATCTGGTCGGCGGTGAACCCGTAAAACACTCCATGCACGATCGCGTTGTCGGCATAGAAGGTGTAGTCAGTGCAATTGAGGTCCCATTCATTGCTGTTGGGGCCGTCAATCATTTGAATGGGGTCGTTGATGACTCCGGCGAAGAGATTCACGCCAGCGCCGTGGTCATACAGAGAGACCTGACTCATCACGGGGATATGAACCTGCGGGGTCGACAATCCCTGAAAGTCTTCCACCAGGGTGAGCACCGCAGTGTCACCCTGGCGTCCGAAGTTCTGCGTGATGGTCATCTGCTGATTGGCTTCACCCCACGCCAGATAGTTCGTGTAATCGGTCGGCGAACCATCTGGCGGGGTGATGGTGATAGTGATGTTCGGGGAGTTGGGAATGGTCACGTCAGGTTGATCCTTACGCCTCCGGCGGGCAGCACCCGCGTCGCGATAGCCCGACCGATCTTGTTCACCAGCATGTCCATGTCCTGGTTCGACATCACCTGACTGCCGCGCAGGTCGATGACCAACTGGTGGTTCCCGCCGCCTACGGCAGCGCCAGCCGGAGCCGCTGTAAGCCCAGACAGGTTCAGCCCTGCCTTGGCGCCAGAGAGCGCCAGCGGACCGAGCTTGCGGGTAGCTGCCTCGACCTCACCGGCGTTCGCGGTGATACCGACGGCGATACCCAGGGGGATGTACTTACCGACCTCGTCCGCCATCACCCGCGACGGCGAGAAGATCGACAGGGCATCCTGAGCCCAGTTCTTCACGTCACCGGCGATGCCCTTGACCTTGTTCTCCAAGGAGCCGAGCATTCCGGTGATACCAGACATCAGACCACTGATGATGTTCTTACCGATATCGATCAGCCAGTTACCCGCATCCGCCAGCAGGTTCTTGATCGTGGTCGGCAGGTTCTTGAACCAGGTCACCACGGTGTTGATCCCGTTCTTCACGGAAGTGATAGCACCGTCGAACCATCCCTTGAACTTACCGGGCAGCGACCCGAACCACGACAGAACAGACTCGACAGTCTTCACTCCGTCCTGGAAGAAACCTTTGATGTCCTTCCAGTACTTAGTTACCAGCGCGACCACGAGACCGAGGGGACCGCCGATGATCGCAATGATCAGGCGCCAGTGCCCTTCAATGAAGCCGATCACATCGCCGATGATCGTCGAGAAGAAACTGTAAATGAAGTGCCAGATATCCACGACGATCTTGACGACGTCGTTCCACAAACCAATCCAGAAATCACGGAACGCAGCAGAGTGATTCCACAGGTAAACGAACGCGGCAACCAAAGCGACAATCGCGAGAATGATCAACATAATCGGGTTCGCGTCCATCGCAATGTTCAACAACCACTGCGCTGCCGCAGCCGCCTTCTCCGCCACCGCGCTCGCCACCAGGGCAACCTTCTGCGCGACGAACGACGCAGCCGCCCGAGCGCCAGCCACCGCCGACGCCGTCGCCGAACTCACCCACCCCCACATCGCCGTCGCGCCCTCAGCGATCGTCGAACCCAGACTGGAGATCGCGTCACTCGCCGTCGACCACGCGCTCGAAGCGAACTGAGCCACCGCCGTACCTGCCGAGGATGCGAGATCAGCGGCAGCCGACGCGGCGGTCTTCATGACACCGCCGACCGCCTGAACCCCGTCCATCGCAACGCTAAAGCCCTTACCGATACCGCCAGCGACCTTCGAGATCCCACTCCACACCGTCGAGAGGGTCTGGAAAGCGCCCTTGACCGCGCCGATCGTCTTCCCGAGCACCCCGAGGATGCCGATGAACCCGGTGACCCCGATCAGCACAGCAGCGATAGTGCCCGCCAGCTGCTGGTGCCCCTGAATCCACTCGGCGATCGGCTTGACCACCGCGAGGATCGCGTTCATCAGCTTCGTGACACCCGGAAGCAGAGCCGTACCGATGGCGATGCCCGTCGCTTCGACCGACTGCTTCGCCTGACTCAGCTTGAACGACGCGGTGGAGGTGACCTCAGACCAGCCCGAAACCCCGTCCTTCGCGCTGTCAGCGGCTTTCTTCACCGCCGACACGTTCTGATTGAACTTGAGCGCATGCGTGCCCGTCAGGTCCAGCGCAGTAGTCAGACCAGTCGCGCCACCGGTGAGCTCATCCAGAGTCTTGGTGTAGGTCTGTGCCGCAGGGCTACCCGACTTCAGCAGGTCATTGAAGCTGTTCGCCTTCTCCGCCGTCGAAGTGAACTGCTTCATCAGGTTCGCCTGCTGCGGCGTAAGCGACTTGAGGTCAGAGGTCCACTGCTTCGAGGTGACCGAGCCGTTCAAGAACTCCTGCGCCATCTTCTGCAAGCTGGCAGGCATAGCCTTGATCTCGATCTGAGCGTCAGCGGTCGCGTTCTTCGCGTTCGCCATCGTCGAAATCAGGACGTCGCCGCCCTTGGTATTCTTCGCAATCGCCTGCGTCAGCAGATCCATCGTGCCAGTCAGACCCCGGGTACCGAGGTTCTTGGAGACATCGTTCGACGACAAGCCGAGCGCGTTCATCTCCTTCACGGCAATCTGCGACGGCGACTGCAACGACCGGATCGTGAACGCCAGGTCCTGAGCAGCCTGCTGCGCCGACACGCCCTCACCGGTCATCGTCGCCATAGCGCCACCGACCTGGTCAAACGACAAGCCCGCAGCCTTCGCGGTCGGCAGCACCGCCGAGAGCGACGCCGCCAGCGCCTCCGTGGTCGTCTTACCGTTGGAGACGATCGCGACCATCTCGTTCATGGCCTTGGTGGAGTCCTCGGTCGCCTGGGCGGCGTTGAGCTGCGTGCCGTAATAGTTCGTCATCACGGTCGTCAGCGCGTTACCCACCGTGGCGAGGTCCGCGCCTTCAGCCTTCGCGCCTTCGGCAGCGACCTTCAGCACATTCAAGCCCTGCTGGCCGGTATAGCCAGCCGAGCCGATCATGTACATGCCGTTGGTAAGCTCTTCGGTGCCGGTCGCGGTCGCCGTCGAGATGTTCAAGATCCCCTGGCGCACCAGGCTCAACTGCGCGGCAGTCTCACCGCCAGAGGTCTCCAGCACCGTAGTCATCTTCTGGAAGTCCATCGCGGACTTCACCGAGAGCCCGCCGACGATCCCAAGACCAAGCGAGACCTTACCCGCCGCCGACGCGAACCCAGCCCACTTACTGCCCGCTCCCTCAGCCGACTTCCCAGCCTTCTCCGCGTCCTGCGCCGCCCCGCCAGAAGCCGCCGCAGAAGCCGCCCAGACCGCGTCCTGAGAGGCTGTCGCGTCGCGCATGAGCTTCTGGGCGGTCGCGGCGTCTTTCGTCGCCTTATTCAGCGTCTCCGTGGCTGCGGTCAAATCAGCCATCGCCGCCGCGTCAGTACGAGAGGTCTCCGCCACCTTCGCCTGCGCGTCAAGCAGAGCCTTCTCTGCCGCCGCCTGGTTCTCCAGCGCCTTGGTCAACGTCGCCGAAGCGCCGTCCACCTTCGCCGCTGCCAGCTCAACTGCATCAGCGCCCGACGCGGTCTGCAACAGGCCCTCGTCGATCGCCTTGCCGCTGACATCCGCGCTGTCAGCGGCAGTCTTCATGGCGGTCTCGAACTTACCTAGGGCGCCGTCGATCCTCTCGTAGACCTCAGACGCCTTGTCGATCGCCTCGACAATCGCCAGGACGGTGAACGCCTCACCGAGCAGCGCCATGGCGTGGACCACCCTTCTTACCGGCTTGAGAGTTCTGGTAATGCTCTTCGCGGCAGATCAACTCAATGAACAGCAGGTAGTCCATGACCTCCTGAACCGGGCGGCTCAGGAGGTCAGCCAAGGTGATTCCCAGGCGACTATGGAGCTGCTGCTCAAGCCGGAACTTCTGCAAGCTTTCGGGTCCGGGGCTTCCGGACCTGATCGCTGACATCGACTCCATCAGGAAACCGGCGCTGCTCAGCCTTGTCCCGAGACTTGCTCTTACCGTCGATCAGCGTCCACAGCTCGTCGAACACCTCGCCGGGAAGCTTGCCGATGTGCGCGGCGTCGATCGGCCAGACCGAGCCGTCCTCGTCGTCGATGTTCCACTCCTTGACGTGAGCGAGCACCAGCAGCTGCCGGTACTTCATCACGTCAGGGGCGGGCGTGACGGTGCTGCCTTCGATCTTCATGTCGGACAGCGCCTTCTCGGCTGCTTCCCGTTCCTGGTAGGAGATGTGCTCGCGCACATCGATGTAGTAGTCGAGGCCGGAAGGTCCGACCTTCACGCGGGTGATTCCTTCGTAGGCGGACAGGAAGCTCATGGCTTATTCCTTAGTAGGCGATGTACGAGTTGTTAGATACCTGCGCCGCGACCGTGTAGAGGTCAGCGCCCGCCAGCGGACGGGAAGCCTCATACGTCAGCGACGACATGACCACGTCTTCCATCTTCAGATCGTTCGCGTACTTCGACAGCACGATCTGCGGAAGGTTGAACGAGATCGTCCCCGCACTGGCGGGGTGAATCAGGGAGAACTGCAACGCGCCGAGCGTGCCGTTCGCCATCCGACTGAAGTCACCATAGGTGGAGTCATCCAGCGAGTCCCACACCAAGTCAATGGTGCCGTTCACCGTCAGGGTGCAGGGGGTGATGAACGAAGGGCCGTGCTGGTTGGAGTAGGTGTACGTCTCCTTCAGCCCGTTGTCGATGGTCATATTCACGGTGCTGGTCTCGGTGCGCAGCGTGTTGAACATCGTCAAGTTCGCCTCGGCGAACACGAACGGTTCTTCGTTCGCCAGCGTCACACCCGTGGGGGTGTCGAGCACCGCCACCGAGCGGCCGGACAGGTCGGTGGCGACCTCAACCGGGGTGTTGCCGACCGGCGCCTTCAGGTTGAACTTTCCGACGCGGCAGCCAGCGAACTGGAGCGACTGGTAGCCACCGATGTTCTTCTCCACCGTCAGCGACGGCAGCGTGTTCTGCTCGATGATGAAGTGCGTGAACGGCGCCACCACGATGTTCACCTGAGCAGCCGACGCGTGCGCGTACACCAGCGCCGTATCCAACGTCAACGTATTGGTGGCAACGCTGACGACCTTCCGGATCTCCGAAGTCGTCGAACCCGCGACGCTGTTGACGTCGATCTGGACGATAGTGCCCGTGGTGATCCCGGTCGGGCTGGTCACCGTCACCGTCGTCGCCGTCGCTACCGAAGGCGCCGACAGCGTGGTGGTGGTGCCCGTCGAGACAGCCACCCCAGAGGTGTGCGCGAACGAAAGCGCGTCCGCTACCGTCACCGACGTGCCGGTCACCCCGGAGACCAACCGGAACTCGGCGTTCGCACCAGTATCCACGACGACCTGCTGGCCGATGGCGAAGCCGGTGCCAGACGCGACGGTGAACGTCGTCGCCCCCACCGTGGTGTTCGCGCCCAGCGTGGTCGAGGTCGGGGCCGCATTCGGGGCGGCGACACCATGTCCGACCGCGCCGTCCTTGCCGATCGAAGCGACCAGGAACTCCATCGCCTGCGACGGGAAGATCGGCCCGGTGACGGTGCCGGTGTACTTCGCCTCGCCGTAGAGGTTGTAGACCTGCTTGTCACGCAGGTTCTGCATCAACGGCGGCGAGAACCAGCCCGGGTCCTCCTCCATGGTGTTGCCGGTCATCGGCTGGAAGCTGGATGCCGAAGCCGGGTTACCGAAGACGGATTCAACAGCAAGCCCGGTCGCGGAAAGCGCACCGGTCTTTTCTACGAACGTGGGGAAAGCCACATACCTCCTAGGCGGTCTCTGCTACGGCAGGTGCCGCAGGCTCGGCGAGTACCGGCAGAGAGGCGGGTTCCGCCGCCGCCGGAAGTTCCTTGCGGGTCTTACCCGACTTCGCAGGTACCTGTTCCACCCGGGCGTGGGCAAGAAGTCCCTCCGCCTGGTCGTCCGGCACCTCGAACTCATCTCCCGGGAAGACTTCACCCACAGGAGACTGAGTGAACGACACCGGGGTGACACCTACATAACGCAGCTTCATGCGCCCAACGCCTCCTGCATGATTTCCCTGTACGTCCTCTGGATGTATTCCATCATTTCTTCCATCACCCGGCGGTTGAATGGATTCGGTTTCGTACCAGGGTGATTCACGTGAGCCTGGCTGCCTTTCGGGCCGACGAACCGCTCCACTCCCTGCTGAACGAAATGCAGGTACTTCGCTGCCACCGGCCAGATCTCATGCGGCGAGGTGCCGTTGATCACGAACCCCGCGTATGGGGTATAGGCCGTCCAGGTGGCGGTGGTGTTCGTCGCGCTGGCCTCACGGGCAAACCGGATCGAGGAACGTAGCGTCCCTGGGCGGTGCCGAGTAGCAAGCGACTGGCCGTCAGAGGTCTGCTGGTCCTTGCCGAGCGGCGCAGCCTTTTTCATCGCGTCGAGCACCACCGGACCCACCGTGTCCGCCCACTTCGCCGACGCTGCCATCCACACGAACTTGTACGCGTTCGGAGGCAGGTTCCCGCTCCTGGTGACCGACATGCTCATGCCTGCACCGCCTCATAGACTTCCATCGACAGCTTGGCCGAGTAGTACAACATCCGCAGCGTAGCCGGTGTATGCAGAGGCGCGTAGTCGAGCTCGAAGTTCTCGCCGATCCCAAGAATCTGGGTCAGCCCAGCCGCCGGTTCCGTTGCAGTATTCCCGAGCGGGTCAATGAAGATCGGCATCTGCGTGGTGAAGTAAGCCGCCAACACCCCGTCGATGATCTGCGGGAAATCCGTGTCATTCGAATCGGTGTTGGGATTGCCTTCGAACACGATGTAGATGTCGACCACCCACGCCAGGTGCTTGAACCCGCTGGTGCCGTCCGCGATGGTGTGACCGGCGAGGATACGCGGGGTGGTCTGCCGCTTGCCCTGCATCCGCCCGCCCCACACGTACGCTTTCGGACCGCTCAGGTCTTCGAGGACTGGCGGGGTGACGAACGCTTCCAGCGCTGGGATACCGTCGTTGACCACCAGTCCGTCGATGATGTTCTTCACGTAGATCTGAACGCTGGTGAGCACGCTCGCCCCCCTGTCAGATGACGCGCTTGTAAGGACGCAAGATCGCCTCGTAGCTCAGCGTGAGGGCTTCCACGCCGTGCCCGCCGACGGTCTGCGAACCAGGCAGGTTCTGGATCGTCACCGCCGTGATGCCCGACTCCAGCGCCTGGACGGTAGAGGCAAGCACCGTCGCCCACAGCACATCGCCAGGCAGAGCCGAGACCACCACGGCAGCAGGGTTCGCCCCGGTGTGCGCGAACGAGGTCGGCGTAGCCAGGTTGATCAGCCCAGGGCCAGCCGGTGCGGTGCCCCCGCCGTTCGGCAGCGTCGTGTTGGTGTTCGCGGTCACCGAGGTCACCTGCACCGCCTCAGTGCTCGACCCGTCGTAGACCATCACCGTGGCGCCAGCCATCCCCGTGACGTCATCAACGAACAGGCTCGTCGCGCTGGCGGCAGCCGATTCGAGGAGCCCAGCGTGCGGCCAGCCGTTCAGGTAAGAGGCAGCGACCAGGTAGCCGTTACGCCCGAGAGCCCAGCTGCCCCACCCGGCGCCGACGTAGATCGTCTGCCCGCCCGACCCGCCCGACCCGCCAGAGGTGTACGAGCCGTACACCCCGAGGACCGGCTGATCGATCCGCCACTGCCCTGAAGTCACCTGATTCCACTGCGGCGGGAGCGTGTTCGGGGAAGTCTGCACTGCCAGGATCTCGGTGACCGGCGAGCGCGTGAGAATCCACCGCAGCTGCGCGGTGTTGTTATCGATCGTGACGTAGTAGTTCGGGCCCTGCTGGACCTCGTTGTCGATCGTGGAGCGGAACACCTGGTTCACGTAGCCGTCGATGATGGCGGTAGCCCGCCAGCAGATGTTCATCTGCTCGGCGAGCTGCTGCTCACTGGTGGCTTTCGGGAAAGGGATGATGTTCCAGGCGATGCCGGTTGGAGCGTTGTTCAACATGGCGGGGGTGATATACGGCGTCGCCATCTCATCCTCACTTCGCTAGGCGGCGCTGGCAGCCTGCGCAGAGCCATCGGTCATCGAACCAACCCCCGTGCTTCGGAACACAGAACAAGGCGCCGCAATCCCGGCACGACTCGGCGGGCATATGGCGTCCGTGACCTGAGCAGTACCGGCACTGATTGCGGCGCCTCACCTGTTACACCTCCGCCAGGGCCTCGCGGATGATGGCGATCTGATCTGCCTTCGCACGGGTGGTCGGCAGACCCTTCGCCTGGGCGATCTCCTTCAGTTCAGCCAGGCTCAGCGATTCAAGCTCGGGAAGGGCGTCAGCGGGGGCGCTGACAGCCTCGGAGACCTCGTTAGGGGCATCGGGCGCGGGAGCGTCTTCGAGCGCGGGAGAAGGGCTCGCAGTGCCTTCGATGGCAGTGCGCTTCGCCAGCAGCTCGGGAGCGTCACTAGCGATCACCGACAACAGCCGGGAAAGCGCAGTCGTCGACAGTTCGCCCTGCTCTGCCAGGCGCCCAAGCGCCAACGCGATCAGCTGGTTGGTCTGCTGCATCGACGATGCCCGCTCGATCTCGCCGCGCTTCTCCACATCCTCACGGATGACGACCTCGTCCGGGGTCTCGGGAATCGCCTGCGGCGTCGGCGCCCACAAAGGGTCATGCCGCAGAAGGTCCTCGCATCCGCCGTGGCAGGTCAACGACCACACCTTGGCGGGAGCTCCCTGGACAACGGGTCGAGCATGGCCCTCGCCACACCCTCCGTGATCCCTGGAAATGGCTACGTAGCAGACGTCACTACGCGCGTATACGGTCATGGCTCACTTCTTTCTGGGTGATCGAGGTCACACCTCTTCGGTGACCTCATTGCATTTCGGGCATACGTCGTTCCATGCGTTCCACAGCCGCTTACAGGCAGGGCACTTCATGGTGCGCTTCGTCCCGAAAGACTCCCGCCCGATGTTCCCGACCAGGTGCCCGTCGCCAGCGTACTGAGACTTCTTCAACGCCTCAGCGTGACGATCGGACACCGTGACCGAGCCACCAGGCTTAGTCGCCGTGTAGCGGGTGCCGTCCTTGCAATCGAAACCCTTACAACCGGGCGGCAGCTGAACCTTAGTGCTCACGGCGACCTCCTGTTATTGAGCGGTAGAAATGAATACCCCAACCGGCGTAGAAGCCGCCGAGGCAATCGCATACAAGCTAGTCGACGACGAAGTCGGCCAGCCAGAAAGAACCACCGTCGATCCACCAGAGATCGGCGCACCATTGCCGGTGGTGACTCCGCTACTGGTGCCGATGTAAACGAACACCGTATTCGCTGCCGCCACCGTAATAGTCACCGAAGTAGTTCCCGGTGGCACGGTAGCCAGCGGCACCTCGCTAGTGCCGACCACCACCTGCTTCGGGAGGATCGCCACTAGTTCTTCCCCCGGAACACCGTGACAGTGCCGCCACCCAGGCTCGTGGTCGCCGGAGCGGTCGCCGCCACAGCCTCACCAGACGCGTGATCGAACCCGAGGTTCGCCGTCAGGGTGAATGTGTTCGTCGCGATCGAGGCAATCACCGCAGTCTCAGCCGACGCCCCGGTGCCAATCGAGATCGACATGCCAGCGGAGAACCCCGTCGCCGAGACCACCGTGACCGTGTTGGTGCCCTCAGTCGCTGCCGCTGACAGCGTGGTCGAAGGGGTCGTAGTCGTCGAGCCGCACACCGCCCAGACCGCGAACGTGGCGTGAGGGAACTCGATCCTGTTGCCTGCCGGGAACGGCAAACCGCTGTACTGGGTGACCTCGGCGCCACCGACATACAACGTCGAGGTGCTGTTGTTCACCAGCACCACCGAAGGCAGCGGACCGGCGTTAGTCGTAGGGTCGTAGACCTTTACAGCGTCAGGGCCCACGAACGTGTTGAGCGGCATGGTAGCCCTCTTCCTTTCCGAAACCCCCGGTAGGCTCCGCGCCTACCGGGGGTTCGAGGTCGTCAGACGGTGGCGTCCACGGTGGCCAGGGAAGCCTGGACCACAGCGGACCCGGACGAGGTGATCGCCCACAGGTTCCACGAGCTGGAGCCGGTCTCGCCAGCGACGTGCCCGGTGCCCCGGATCGTCAGCTGCTCGCCCGCCTTCAGCGGGGTTCCCTCGGTGCCCGATACCGTCGAGGAGCCCACCCAGACCGTTGCCGGTCCGGTGTTCACAACGGTGATCTCCGACAGGGCGGCACCCGTGGGGAACTCGGTGGGTGCTGCGGGCGAGGAGATCGGCGTGCCGACAGTGTTGTAGATCTGCGTCGCTGCCGTGGTGACCGTCGTGGGTCCCTGGTAGCTCGGCTGGGTGCTGTTGAAAATGGCCATGCCACTTTCCTTTCAATCAGGAAGCAGACAGGGAGTAGTTCACGTTTGCCCACTGCACCGGGGTAGATCCGGAGGTGGTCGTGCCATACACCGACGCGTACATTCCCGTTACATCGAACGGGGTTGCCATGCTGGTGAAGTTCGTCCAGTTGACGCCGTCAGCCGAGTAGTCCCAATAGACGGTGCCGGAGTTCTCGACGATCCTCAGATACTGATACTTCGCAGGGATGTACTGCGCCTGCGAAGGACTGGACGGGTTCGGCCAGTTGAAGGTCGGGTTGCCGTACTTCGCGGCGATCACGAACAGTCCGCCGCCGAGATCGTAGACCTGCCAGCCGAGCCAGTCCGCCGAGGTACCGTTGCCGTTCGAAAGCGCGAACCATGCCTGGATGCCGGTGTCGCCTTCATAGACCGACGCCAGTCTCACCGAAGTGCCCGAGTTGGTCAGGTCGTATGCCGCCAGCGATGTAAGCCCGGAGTTCAAGCACTCAGCCACCGGGGTCTGCGTGGCAGCGTTCAGCGACGCTGACGCCGCCGACCCGGAAGGACCGAGCGTCAACGTCAGCGTCTGCGTGCTCGTCCCGGTGGCGATGGTCCCGATGCTGTAGGCGGTGCCGTCCACCCCGGTGGCGGGGCCCCACAGTGCCGTGTTGACCGCGCCCTGGTTGAAGCAGTCGGACAGCACCTGGATCTTCTGGTTAGCCACAAGAACCTTTCGCAGGGGAAGGGGGTGCCCCCGAAGGAGCACCCCCTTGACTGATCAGCTGTACGGGGTGACGTCCGAAACCTGGAGACCCTGGAGGATGCCCGAGTACTGCGGTGCGTGCGAGACCAGCGCGCCGTACATGAAGATCGAGTAGCGGAACGTCGCGTCGATCACAGGCCATGCGATCGAGACATAGTCCTGTACCATCGTCATCTCCCAGGCGTTGGCCACGTTCGTCCACGTCTGCGGGAGCTGGTAGGTCATCAGCATGGCGGTGCCCTGGGTCAGCCAGGGGTGCACGACCAGCTTCAGGACGGAGCGGGTGATCGGGTTCTGGAACTCGGACACAGCCGCACCGACGCGGACACCGGCAACGTCGGACTGCTCCAGGAACAGCCGGTAGGTGGTAGCCGATCCCTGCGAGATCACGTCGTTGCTCAGGCGCATGATGTCGCCACCCTCGCCGACGATCTCGGCGGGGTCAGCGCGGAACGCGCCCGGGTTGTTCGAACCCGAGTCGTCCCACAGCTGCTGGAGCGCGGTGTAGATCACGTTGTAGGACAGGTGCTGACCAACCGACTGGTTGATGTAGCCACCCTGCCAGTTCTGCGGGTAGATGCCAGCGCTCGACGACTTACCCGTCAGGGTCGGGATGATTCCCTCCATGCGGGTACCCGAGCCGGTGCCGGAGTCGGTCGTCGGCTTGGTCACCGTCGCGGGCAGCGTGGAGAAGCCCTGGAGCGTGTACTTCTGGCCGCCCACGCCGGTCGCCAACAGGTAGTAGTTGGTGCCGTTGTACCCGTAAATGTTGTAAGACAGTGCGCCGGGAACCGACGGGATGGTGACGTCAACGACCTGGCCAGCCGAGACCGTGAACGAACCGGAGTTCGCCGAGCCAGCGGTAGCGCCGTAGTAGTTCGTCGCGGTGACGAACACGTTGGTGATCGTGGTGTTGAACGCGGTCTCGTTCGAGCCTGCGGTGCGCACCGTCGCGGTGGGGGTACCAGGGGTCGCCAGAGGCGTGCTGGTTGCTGCCAGCATCTGGTATTCCTCGCCCAACATCATTTCCTGAAGCAGGATGAGGTTGGCAAGGGCGGAAATGTCCTCGAATCCCTGTCCGGCAAACTGGGCAAGCCAGGACAAAGACTCCGTAAGTCCGAAGAACCGGTACGGGACATTCAACTGGACTTCGGTCTGCGAACCAGTGCCAGGCAGGTTCAGCGGCCACGCCGTCGAAGCCAGCGAACCACCGTTCTGCACCAGCTCAGGGATCGAGATGTCGATCACGCCCTGACCACCGGTCTGAGAACCGGAGATACCGGTGAACGTCCGCTCGATCCGGCTGGTACCCTGACCGGCCGGGCGAGGCAGCTTGTTGCGGAAGACCGTGTAGACCGGATAGATCAGCCGCGACGGAGCCAGCAGGTCGAAGGGGACCAGGCCCGATACGGAGCCGATACCGAGGTTACCGGCGGTGAAGCTACGAGTCAGGTCAGGGTTGCCGACCGCAGCAACGATCTGCTGGAGCGTGTCGTTCACGCTCGGCGCAGACAGAGCGGTCTTCAGGTTCCCGAACTGGTTCAGGAAGTCACCGTTGAGCGACTTCACCACCGACGACTTGTTCGTGTAACCACGGTTGGTCTCGGTACGCAGCTCGATCGCTGCCTGCTGAGCCTTCGTGGTGATCGTCAGCGGGTCCGACAGCGGCTGGTTACCGTTGCCGACGTAACCCGCGCCCTTGACCAGCTCAGGCATCTTAGCCTTGAGCATGTCACCGGTGCGGGAGTAGCGCGACGCCTCCTGCGCAGCGCTCTGGACGGCCTGCCCGTTCGCGGGAGCAGGCGCATCCATGGTCAGGATGTCAGCCATGGAATGTCCTTTCGACACTCATAGGGGAGTAACGGCTCAGATGCCGTTCATCTCGTACAACTTGGCCCACGCCCGCTCACGAACAGCCGGATCGGCGTTCGTGCGAGCGTCCTGAATCAAGGCCTGCATGAGTGCCGCCTGCGTCCGCTCCGCGGAATCAGCGACCGACCAGCCCACCGGGCTAGCACTCTTCAGAACCGGCGGTGCAATCGACACCGCGTTGTATGCCTGAACACGGGGATCAGCCATCGAAGACATCTGCTCGACAGCTTCCTCCAGCTTCTTGTTGCGCTTCCGCTCGGCCTTCAGGACCGTCTCAAGCTCCTCCAGCTTGGCGAGCAGACCACCGGTCACCTCGACAAGCGCGGACTTGATCACGTCAGCATCTACACCTACGGTAACGCTCTTCGCCACCTCAGGCTCGGCATTCACCGAAGCCTCCGGAGCGGCTTCGCTCTTAACCGCCGCCTCCTGGGCTTCTGCGCCGCCTTCCGCCGCCTTCCGCGCCTTCTTAGCGGCCTTCTTAGCGGCCTTCGCTTCGAGCTCGGGAGAAGCGCTCTGCGCAGCTTCAACCGTCTTCGCTGCCCCAATCGCGGCAGGCACCGGGTTCACCCCGGTCGCCCCGTCCCGGCCAGCGCCCATCGGGCACAGATCAGGGAAGGTCTGCGCGATGTGGTCGTGCAGCGTCTGCATCGCCTGGCGGGCGTTGTCCCGCAGCGCGTTCGTGTAGAACGTCCGCTGCGGCGCCCCGGTCGGAACCGGCGCCGCAATGATGTCGCTCGCCTTGTTCGACGGCGAGTCAGCAGCCCGGCCAGCGGTCAGGTAACCCCGGTCGAACTGGGCAGCGTCGATCGAAGACTGAGGCACCGAGTGCGTGTTCGGGCCGTCATAGTCCATACCCGGAACCGCGCGGCCAGCCGACTGGAACGGCCGGTTGAACGACCCCGGCTTGATCTGCGTCGGGTTCGGGAAGTTCGCAGGCCCAGGGTTCGCGTCACGGAACGCCTTGTGCGCCTCCAACGCGGCACCGAAGTACGAATCCGAGTCCATGCCCTTCAGCGCGGTGGCCTGACGCAGCAGCGCCGCAGCTACCCGCGCCTGCTCGAACGACCCGCCGTACACGGCGTTCTCGGCCTTCTCCGACCAGTACCGCAGATCCAACGTCGGGAACGTCACACCCGGGTGGCACTTCGCTGCATCTACCGGGTGGAACCCAGCGCACAGCAGATCGTGCAACGCACCCAACTCATACGGCGCGCCTGCATCCTTGATCCGGCGTGCCGCCTTCATCTCCATCAGGTACGGGCCGTCAGGGTCCGTCGGCAGCTGGGCGTCGTGCTCCAGCGACTCGATGAACGGACCGTCAGGCTCACGGTGCGCAGGCACCGGCTGAATATCCACCGCGCCGACACCGACCGCGTCGCCGTCAGGCGTGGGCTTGCCTTTCTCCACAGTGCCTCCTTCCGCACCCTTGACCTTGTTGTCCGCCATCGGCAGGTAGCCAGGGTTCTGCTTGCCGCACCCCGGGCAGAACTTCTCACCCTTATCCAGCTGCTTCTCGCAGCCAAGGCACGTGAAATCGTGGTTCTTCGACAAAGCCTTCTTAATCGGCTTCGCCTTCGCCATCGACCCACCACACTCAGGGCAGAACGCGTGCTTCGCGTGAATGTTCGCGCCGCACCCCGGGCACATGTTCTTCGCCTTCGCAGCCTTCTCCGACGCGACCTCGGCGGCCTTGTTCGCCTTCGGGAGCTTCGTGCCGCAGTTCTCGCACGTCTTCTGCTTCGAATCCGCGTGATAGTTCTTCCCGCAGTTCGGGCAGGCCTTCGCGCCGGTCTTCTCGACGTCGGGCTCTTCCATCTCCTCGGTCGCCTTCGCGCCCTTCTTGGAGCTGCCCGGCTTCACCTTCGGTTCCTTGCCGGTGTCATCCAGCTTGGAACCAGGCTTATCAGCGTCGGTGCCATCACCGTCAGAGTCGGTGCCGTCGAACGCGGGAGCAGCGCCAGGGAACGCCTTCTTACCCTTAGTCGACTTCTCCTCGTCGTCGCTCTCCGGCTTCGACCCGCCCATGTTCGAGGTCGGGGTCTCGTCGTCCTCGGTATCGTCCTGAGCGCCGGAAGCAGCGTCAGCGTTCATTCCCTTGTTGCTGCTCATCTCGTCCTTCCACGCCTGTGGCAGCTCAGCGACAAACGACGGGCCCTTACGCTTGGCGATCCGGATGATGTTCGACTTCAGCTTGTCGCTGGAGTAGTTGTCCGGTCCTGCCCGCCCGATCGAGGAAGCAGCGTCGGAGACGTCGCCAGGGGTCACGATCGGGAACGAGCGGTCCTTGCCAGCGAAGTCCTCAGCCGGGATCTTGTCGCGGTCCACCCCGCCACCGACGTCCGGGTCCATCTTGCGCTTCTCTACCTCGACCTCAAGGTCCTTCTTCACACCGAGCAGCTTGGCCATATCGGCGGGAGAGAAGGCGGTGGAGATCTCTTCCGGCATCTCATACGTGGTGGTGGTGGTCTTCGTGATCGACTTGGTGATCATGCGGGGGGTCTCGTCCTCAACACCCCAGACCTTGCCCACCCACTCCGGCTCACCGCTGTCAGCGGACTTCACCAGCTGGATGCCACAGTTCTTATTTGCCGGACGGTCTACGAGGGAAATCTCAACGATCTGCCCGTCCACGATCCGCCCACCCCGGGCGACACCATCACGCACGATCTTCGGCCGGGCGATACCCACGCTGTAAGCGCGCAGAGCGCCCTTCTCCACCAGCCGCTGCGCAACAGGCTCCACCACCAAGGACTTCACCCAGGTCGAGCCGTCAGCGTCCGTGTTTGCCTCAACCCCCACACCGGCAGGGTCGCGCTGCGAATTGTGCTGAACCCGGACGTTAGCGCCCGACGCCAGCCAATCCTGAATGGCCTTCGAAGAGAAGTCGGGATCGACGATCTGCTCGTCAGAATCAACCGAGCCGTCAGTGGCCTTGCCGTATACAACCAGGTCACCGTCGTCGTTCTTCTCGAACTTAGTGATCGGGAACGACAGGTACGTCAGCTCGTTGGTGTTGGTCAGCGTCGCTGCCACAGAGCTCCTTCAAGTGAAAGGCGGGGCCCGTTGGCTGCCCGCTAAAGGTCGTCCTCTTCCAACGGCTCAAACTCTGTATACACCAAAGTTCGAGCTACCCACTCGGAATCAGTCGGAAGCACATACCCATAGTCGGTGAATACTGCATTGTGTCGTAGTTTGATTTTCATGCCCGCTGCTTCAAGGGCAGTCAGCGCCGCCGCCGCCTCCGTCAAAAGACGAGAGGCGACGGCAGGGTCAATGCGCTGCTTACCCATCAGTCATCCCGAGGGTTCGGCTTACCAGTGGCCTGGATGTGCCGCTCCTGGCAGAACCCCCACGCCTGGTCACTCGACATGTGCCGTGAGGCAATCGCGTGACACGCCGTAAGGTCGCCAGGTCCACCCCAATTGATCGCCCCACCAGCGCCAGAGGCATACCAGTTACGCAGCGCCGTCGGGTTACCGCCATCCTTATGCAGCTGCTCCGCCATCTTCAGCACCGTAGGACTGATGCCCTTCGTTGCCTCCGGAGCCCACTCGTCACACACCATCTCCGGCAGGATGCTGCCTTCAACCAGAGTGCACGAATAGGTCTCGAAGTCCGGCGGGTTGATCCGGATCATCGAGCAGGTGCCGCACGCCCGCTCAGCGCTGGCAGACTCCCGGTAGTTCACCGAAGCCTTCGACACCTTGCCCTTGTTCGCAGGGTCATCACCCTGATGCAGCTGAGAGGAGTGCGTCTCTTCCCAGTCCTTATCACCAGCGGTAACCCGCGCGATGTAGGCAGGTACCGGCTTACCCAGCGCCTTGTACGCCAGAGTGCGGTGGTGCCCATCGACGACCTTCAGCTTCGGATCGCCAGGCTCCTTCACCATGATCGCCGGATGCAGCGCCTCACCAGCCTGGATCTTGTCCTTGAAGTGATCAACCTTGTCCCGCTGGTGATGAGCCGCCCACTTCTCCTCATCGTCGAAGTCGATATCCGACAGCGCCACCTCGGTAGGGCCAGACCAGTCAGCCCGATCCACCCAGCCCAAAGCCGACGCCGGGAAGTTGCTGAGCATCAGCTCCTTCACCTTCGAACCGAGCGAGTCCTTCCGCGCGCCAGGGATACCCGTCACCGGTGAAGTACTCGTCCCGATCGAAGCCATCGACGGCGCCCCACCCCGAGGACCACCACCCTGAGAAGGCTGCGGTGCCCTCGACTGCGGGTAGTCAGCGTCATCCTCGTCCGGCGGAGCGCTACGCACCCGCCGCCTCGGCTTCGACATCGTCTCACCCGACGAGGTGCCCTCCGCAGGAGCCCAACGCGGCGGCTCTCCACCCGCACTGGGACCTGGCACCCCGCCGGGAACCTCCGGCTGCACCGGCTCATCCATCACGACCCTACGTCCGGCACCCACCTCGATCCCGTTGACGTCGTGAGCTGGGAACACCCGGCCCCCACCGCCAGCAGGCACCCGCGCGGCAGCGGTCGGCAGCTCGTCATAGTCCGGGGCGGGTACCTCAACCACCTGCCCGTTCGTCAACACCCGCCGCAGCGTCGGACCCTTGGCGATCTCGATCGCCTGCTCGATCGACAGGCCCTTGGTCACATCCTCCTCGATGCTCATCAGCATCATCGAAGAGATGTGCTTCGGCTTCCACGAGATGATCGACCGACCCTTGCGGTAGTGCCGCGCCAGCGCAGCCAGCTCGGCATCCATCGCCTTGACCAGTCCGGGGATCAACTCGCCCTTGCCCATCTGGTCGACGACCTCGGCGATCTGAGCGGCGGTGATATCACCCCACTCCACCGACACGCCGTGGTAGCCGCCACCGGCACGGATCGCTTCGTTCTCCAGCGCAGCCAGCTCGGCGGCGATCTGGTCGCGGGTCATCGCTTCCACAGCCGCCTGCTCGGGGATACCGGCGAGGAAGTCAGCGCGGTTAGCGATCGTCTGATCCCGCATCGCAGTAATGTCCTGCAACTGCTCGGCGTAGTAGTTCGACGCCCAGGGGCGCTGGACGTTCTCACCCCACAACGAGTCCATGTCCGGCTGGGTGTACTCCAGTGAGCAGTGGCAGTTCGGGCCGCCCAGACACACCGGGCCGCCGAACCCTCCGTTACCGGGGTAGCCAGGCAGGTTATCGAACGTGAACTTCTTGCCGTCCCGGGCGACACACAGCGAGCAGTGCTCTGCGTTCCCGAGATGCCAGATGATCGCGTACTCAGGGTGCGAGCCTTGGATCGTCTGCCCGAACGCCTGGTTGTACGCCATGTTCACGGTGTTCTCGTAGGCAGTAAGCCGGGAGTTGAGCCAGTCGAGCTCAGCCTGAGCCATACCCATCGCCGCGTAGAACAGCCCGCCGAGGAACGTCTGCTGGCTGGTCGCCAGCGTGACCGCGAGACCGGCAAAGTCCATCAGCGCGGTATCGGCATAGTCAGCGACAGCGTCTTCGCTGGCAGCGGCCATCGCCTGCTGATAGCCGTCGGCGAGGGTGTCGGTCGCGTCCGTCATCGCCTGGGCGTGAGTGATCTGCCCTGCCTGGTAGGCGGCGACAGTATCGCGCAGCGTCTGGCGCACCTGAGAGGCAGCGTCGTTCACCCGCTGCTCTCGACGGGCCTGGTGCGTCTCCTGAGCCTTGGAGATCACCGGGGTGATCGACTTCGAGGTGCCTGATGCGTCAGCTGCCTGCGCTGCCGCGTGCCCCGGGTTCGCTGATGCCCCACCCGACCCGCTCGGCTTCTTAGGGGCAGGCTTAGCGGGGGCGGAGCCGCCTCCTGAGGGCTTCCCCGGCCCGCCCGTGGGCTTGGCAGGGGCAGCGCCGTTTGCGGGCGGCTGACCGCCTCCAGCGGGCTTCGCTCCGGTCGCGCCAGGCTGCTGCCCGGCCGGGTTCTGCGCCGTCGGCTGCTGCCCCGGTGCCACATCTCCGGTCGTGGTGAGCTGACCCAGCGGAACAAACCCGGTCGCCGTCGCCCAACCCGGGTCGACAGTCTCGGGAAGACCCCACGGCTGGAGACCGAGTTCGCCGCGCGCCTCGTCAATCGAACGAAGACCCGCACCGATCTGAGTCACCAGCATCGTTGTCTGGCGCTCTTCGTCCTCGTCCTCCTCCAGGCCTTCGAAGACGAACTGCATGTCGTCCTGCTCGCAGACGTCCTGGAGCACCATGTTGAAGATCGAGGTGAGGAACGTCAGCAGCGGCTTGGTGGCCTTACGCTCCTGAGTCGACTGGCTTGCCTTCGCCATCTGGTTGGAAGCGCCAGGGGAGGTCGTGGTGCTCACCTTCGGCTGGATACCCAGCTCCATCGGCTGCACCCCGAATGCCATACACACCTGCGTCATGACGATCTCGTCGAACTGGTCCGCCAGCTCGGTCGGCTTCTGCGGCATCACCTTCGAGTCGGCAGGCAGCACGATGATCTTGTGCTTCCAGGCGACATCACCAGCGATAGCGTTCAGCGCGTCCTGCAACTCACGGATCTGATTCGGCGTCATATTCGAGTTCGCGCCACCAGGCGAGACATATACCGCAGGGACCGTGCCCTCACGGAAGAAGTCCAGCTGATAGCCCTGCTTCTGCAAGCCAGCCATCACCGGGATAAGCGCCTGCTCGATCGGCGCGAACCCGTACGGCGTCCACCGGCGAGGCGTCATCCGGTGATACAGCAGCTGATCGCCTCGGAACGCCGGACCCTCCAGGCCCTTGTAACGCTCGATGTCCTCCTGCGTGATCATCGTCTGCAAGTCCGTACGCGGCACCCCGTACAGGTACTGCTGGAACGCCGGAGCAGGCGGGCGAGGCTTCGCGCCGTGCATATCCACCAGCGGGCGGATCGTCGGCGCCGTCACCAGACGAAGGTGCTTGAGATCAGTGCCGAACACGCCCTTGCTGTTTCCCCACGACGGCTGCATCAGCAGGGCGCAGGTGTCGTAGACCAAGACCTCTTCGAGGACCACACCGAGCCATTCAGTCCACGTATCATAGTCGGGGTCTGCGTGGTTGAAGAACTTGATCGCTTCGGCGCGGCGCTTACCGAAATCAGCTGCCTTCGTGGGGGAGCCGCGCATCGCTTTCGCGGCGTCCTTCGTCGGCATGATGTCCCAGTTCAGGCCCCGGATCTCGTTCTTACGCAGCTCGATACAAGCACGGGCGACCGAGTAGAGGTCTGCCAGGGTCCGCAGCGTCGAGAAGTCCGCCAGCTTGACCCCGCCCTCGGACCCAGGGGTGCCTACCGGAAGGTTCCAGCCGACCGGGTACTCCCACCAGCGCGGTTCCGCACGCGGGGTGTCCGGCGAGGCGGGAGCGTCAACAGGGACCGGCAGGATCGGGGAGAACGGCCCGAACGCGCCTTCAGTGAAGTCCTGAGGCAGCCGAGGCAGGAACCCGCCATACGCATACGACCATGACCGCCCCTGGCTGCCGCCGGTCTGGAGCTGCGCTGTCAGCGGTGAAAGCTGCCCGAAGTTGGGGTTAGCCATCTGCGGAGGCATAGAGCCCTGGGCTCCGCCAGGGACGTGCTTAGAGAGCGGCGAGAGAGCACGAGCCACCCGGCGGGCATCCGAAGCCACAGACAACCCCTTCCTGTTAATCCAGCACCCAAGCTGTCGTGGGAGCCGTGCCGGTCGAAGCGTTGACCACCCACCAGCAGCCCGCAGGCACCCGGAACGTGATCAGCGGGAGCGCGCCAGCGGCCTGCGAGTAGATCGTCGTGAGCGCAGGAGCAGTAGCACTACCCGCCAGCGACGATACCTGGATGGAGGTGATATTGGTGCCGCCGGAAGCCACCACCGTGGCATCACGCCAGAACGTGTTGGCCTGTGCGGTGTTCAGAGTGAAGCTCGGCGAAGCGACCGCGCCGCGCACCTGCTGCTCTTTGATGATCCGCAGGTTCGTTGCGAACGTCGGGGTGATCGACGAAGGCGACCCGGTGAACCTGATCTCACCCGCTGCCGCCGCGAGGCTGGTGCCGGTGTTCGGGTTGTCGCGCAGCTGGACGGTGCCTTCAGTGTCGAGCACTGCGTGAACGATCGGGCCGATACCGGCGGCGCCGGGTCCGAAGAAGTTCAGGTGGTAGGTGCATGCCTCCACGCACGCCTGGTCGAACCAGGAGGCGTGCAGCGCGGAGACCACTCCGGCCGAGCCGCCGTCGCCGTAGTTACCGACCGGGCACAGCCCAGACCAGCAGTACAGCAGGGTGACGTTGTTGCCGACGGTGTGTTCCATCGCCAGCAGGGCGTAGGTGTAGCCGCCGTTGCACACCACGTTGTTGAGGTAGTTCGAGGCGTTGTTGCCGTTCGACGGCATGATCAGCCCAGCCGACAGGCCGCCGGAGAACAATGTCACGTTCGTGAAGTCGCCGCTGTTGCCGTTGTACAGCTCGATCACGCCTGTGGTGCCGTACGCGAAGTTCCGGGCGTGGAAGCGGGCAGCGCCGAACATGTTCGCGGCGCTGTAGGTCCACCCGGCGTTCGAGTGCGTGGTCAGGATCGAGATGTCCTGGAAGACCACGCAGGTGTTCGAGTACACCGGGGTGGGGGTGCCGACCCCGAACCCGTTGAACCCGGTGCCGCAGCCGATTACCGAGGGGTTGCCTCCGAAGCCGCCAGAGGTTCCGGCGATTGATTGCGACTGAAGGGCGGCAGTGGTGAACACCCCGAAGGAGACCAGCGGCGACCCGGACCAGAACGGGTAGGAGGCGTTCCAGTAGCGGGTCTGCCCGCCGTCTCCTGCGCCCTTGAACACCAGGGTGACACCCGGGTTGCGTTCCGGGTTGATCGGAATGGTCAGCTGGGAATTAAACGCGATGTTGGTGCCGTCGGTGTGCTTGAGCGGGCCGCCGATCCCGAAGAACTTGCCCGTCGGGCTCGGGATGGTGATCTCTGCCAGCCCGTGCGCCTGGGCGTAGGTGTTCGCTGCCGCGATAGCCGACTGGAACGCGGCAGTGTCATCGGTGGCCCACAGCACCTGGAGACCGGACGCGGTCAGCGTGGGCGTGGTGTTCCAGGTGGCGGTGAAGCTGGTTGCGGAGTTCACGGCGGTGATGGTGCCCACCGAGGTGGTCTGCCCGCTGGTGGTCTGATTCTGGAGGGCGTTTTTGACCATGACGACCTTGCCGACGTCGCCGGAAGTCAGGACCGACTCGCCGATAGTGACGGTGCTGGAGGTCGCGGTGGTCGCCCCAGTGTTGCTGACCTTCCCATCGCCTTTGGCGCCGTAGGCGTAGACGCTGAACTGGTAGGCCTGCAAGGGGTGGGTGTGCCCGAGGTCTGCTGCGGTGTTGGTGGTGCCGAGCGCGGCAGGTCCGTCAGGCTGAAGCAGCGTGGCGTTCGAGCCGTATTCCACTGCGCCTTGCGCGAGGGTGGTCGCGGCCGGGAGATCGGCTGCCTGGATCGCTGCCAGCGCCGCGTTGACGCCATCGGAACGCAGGTAGTGCCCTGCCGACTGGGTGCCGGTGAGGGTGTTGATGGCTGCCTGCGCGGTGGCTGCTGCTGTACCGCCCTGGGCGAGGGGCAGCGGCGCGGCAAGGTGGGTGGCGGTGACCTGTGGGCTGCCTGCGATGCCGCCGAGGTCTCCGGTCAGCTGGACGATTCCTTCAGCGGCGTTCGTCGCGGCAGGTAGCTGGGTGGGGGTGGCGGTGCCGGAGATCTGCGCGAAGGAGTAGTCGCCGGTCTGTGCGGTGACGGCTCCGGTGCGGGTGAAGACGGAGGAGACTCCGCCGCTGATGGTGTGCCAGGTTCCGTCGCCTGCCAGGAACTCGGTGCTGATTCCTGGCGGGGTGGTGATGGGGGTGGTGCCGAGGGTGAAGGTGCCGGTGAAGGTGTTGGCACCGCTCCAGGTGTTGGGTCCTGCCAGGGTGCCGTAGGCGGTGAGGGTGGGCGCGGTGGAGTACTGGGCGAGGTCGGCGATATTGAGGGTGCCGGTGCCGGTGGGCTTGATGTAGTAGCTGGAGGTGACGGTGCTGATGGAGTTGTACTGGATGGTCTCGACGACCTTGTAACCCCAGCCGGTGGGGGTGACGCCTGCGGTGTCGGTGGGTAGCAGCGCGACGGAGAGGGCTCCGTTGGTCAGGGCGGCGGTGATGGTCAGCTGCGGGAGCATGACGCCTTGGGTGGTGGCGGCGAGTTCTGCGGTGGGGGTGAAGGTGACGGTGCCTCGTACGGGGTTGCCGGAGGCGTCGCTGTAGGTGCCGATCACGGTACAGGTCGGCGGAAAGCTCATGGTGGGCGCACCCTCTCCGTTATGCTACGCTACTCACAGGCTGTCAGATCGGCAGCGCAGAAGGGTCCTGCTATGACGTTGTTCCACATCGAAAACAAGCTCACCAGCGACCGGCACCGCTACGTCCAGTACCACCGCCTCGGCGGGTTGACGTTCTGCATCGACGTCACCTTCTACCCCGAGGGTATCGAGTACTCGCAGGCAGACATCTCGGTCCTGTCCGAAGGACGCGAGTGGACCGAGCTCGCCGAGTTCACCGCCGACAACTGGCACGCCGGAGCCAAGGCCGTCGAAGGCGACGAGCGGATCGCGGTGTTCAAGCAGATCTGCGCGTTCCTCCTCGAAGTCGGCTGCCAGGCCACCGGGCTGATGGCCGCGACCGCAGCGGAGGACGAGGAGTAGTGCGTACCCGGGTGCGCGCCTACCTGGCGCGGGTGATCAAAAGCACGTTCGGGTTCCACGCCCGGGGCGACGTCGAGTTCTCCAACGCCGAGGTGGTCAACGGCATGGTCGTGATGACCATGACGATGACCGCGATCAACGCGACGCTGCGGCTGACCCTGAAGCCCGAGACCGCGTGGCTGGTCGGCAACCGGCTGAGCGACGCGGGACACGAGGCGAGCAAGGACCGCGATGGCAGCCGGTGACGTCTACAGCGTCACCTGGTTAGAAGAGGACCAGGAATGGGTGGCGACCCACAACGGGTTCCCCTCCCTCTCCTACCTCGCCCCGATGCCGGTGCACGCACTCGCTGGGCTCCAGCGGTTGATCGCTGACTACCGCAAGGAGCAGGCGCAGCAGCAGAAGTAGCGCAACGCCCCCGCCCGCCTGGGCGGGGGTTCCTCATCTCAGAGATGGAGGCACCATGACCACCCCGCCTAAGAAGCCGCAGTCCGACAGCTACAAGACCCGGCGCGGCAAGGACGCGGTCTATCAGCAGGAGCGGGCGTACAAGAGCTCGCAGCGGGAGCGGCTGCCGCGCCTGCGTGAGAAGCGCGAGAAGAAGGACAAGTGATGGGGCGCGTCCGTAGCTGGTGGAACGGGTCGATCAAGCACGTTGGCTGGTCTCCGTGGCATGTCACGAAGGTGGTGTCGGTCACGGTGGAGGTCAACTCTGGCGGGGCGACTCCGCCTGGCCAGCGCGGACGCGTCATTCACTGCGCGATGACTCCCGAGCGGGCTCGGGTGCTGGCGCTGCTCTTGATGAAGTACGCGATGGAGGCGGAGGCTGAGCAGCGGCGACTTCTGGGTGGTGCCGACCCCGACTAGTCATGCTACGTTGCTCACATGACTTCGACAGTGCCCGCCGCCAAGCTCGCCAAGCTCACCACCGCCGCGCTCATCGAGCAGTACGAGATCGCCGTGGCCGACCGCGTCACCGTATTCGCCGCCGAGGGCTCGAAGCACGGCGGGCACTCCCCGAAGCAGAAGCGCGTCGACCGGATCGTGGACCTGCTCTCCACCCGCGCCGATCAGGGAGACGCTGACGCGCTCGCCTGGTTCTAGATCCACTAAGGCCCCCCGCCCGCAAAGGTGAGGGGCCTCCTTCATGCCCAGAACGCTCGGAGAGCGCGTCTCCCGGTCTCCCAGCGCTTTCAGCTAGACCAGGGCGGGCGCGGGCTTGAAAGCGCCCTCACAGCGCCCCTCGTGCTCCTGACGGGAGCGCACCGCATCCGCCCACACCTCGACGTGGTTCACCGTCCACGCCGCCTGGCAGCAGCGGTGACAGATCAACACCCACGGCAGCCGAGGCGGCAGCGTCGCAGTCTCGTCGTACTCTTCCTCGCTCATGCCAACTCCGGTCCATCTCGAAAGATCACGTTCTCGGTAGGCCAGGCGCCGTCCGGCCAGTACTCCACCCGCTTGAGGGAGCCGTTCTCCTGATACTCGACGCACTTGACCCTAGGGCAGGCGCGGGCGTGGATGCCCTGGCAGTGCTGGCAGGCTTCGCCCTTGTCGAAGTACTCCATCACCCGGTCGCGGTCAGCGCCTTCCAGCGCCACCTCGGGCGGCGCCATCGCCCGCAGCGCCATCAGGTAGGAGGCGGCGTCTTCCCCGACCGGGGTGGCCCCCTTCTCGTATGCCTCGATACGGGCGGGAGAGACCCCTAGGAGCTCCGCAAGCCGAGCGCGCGTGATACCCGCCCCCTCACGGGCTGCGCGCCGCTCCTGCGCGCTCATAGCGGTCAGCGCGCGATGAGCGACCGACCACTCAGCCAGCGTGTTCAGGACGCTCACGAACCCACCGCCTGATCGGTGCCGTCCCAGGTGAACTCAGCCACCGGCAGATGCTTCGAGCAGGCGACGCAGTAGGTAGCGCCGTAGAACTTCGGATCACGTGCGTAGGTCTCTGCCAGCGCGGTACCCATCGTGGTGAGCGATCCGCAGGCCTTGTGGATGTAGGAGCGGCGAACCGGGCGCACGAAGCCCTTGGCACGTTCTTCCTCCGACAAGACAAGGTAGACCTCTGCTTGCGACACCTGGTGCTCATCGACGCCGTGAGTCAGGCGCGGGTCGTCAGGGTCAGTGGTCAGCGACATCTAGGCTCCTTGGAACGAGCTGTAGGGCGCCCCGTCCCCGTGGGCGCCCTACATGATCATGGTAGCGGTGACGGGGTTCGAACCCGTGCTCTCTGCATTGAAAGTGCAGTGTCTTAGGCCACTAGACGACACCGCCGTACCCCCGGTCGGACTCGAACCGACGACCCGCGCATTAAGAGTGCGCTGCTCTAGACCAGCTGAGCTACAGAGGCTTGCCTTGCGTACCCCGTACCGGACTTGAACCGGTGTCCTCCGCCTTGAGAGGGCGGCGTCCTAGACCATCTAGACCAACGGGGCGCTGTCTGCTACGTGACTCATTCTAGCTCAAAGCCGAGCGCGCCCGCCACCGCCTTCACCGTCGCACACGGCCAGGCAACCGCGTACTCATCCGGCACTCCGCATGCCGCGCACACCGCCCGCATCGGCCCGTACGTAGCCAGGTCAGTACCAAAGCCCATCCCGTGCTCCACGCAGTCGTGGATCTCCAGGACCGCCAGCAGCGCATCCACCGCCGCCGAGCACTGCTGGCAGCCACAGTCGAACTCGCAGCCTTCACAATGCCCCCGATCGTCCGTCAGCGCTGCCAGCCGCTCACGCAAAGCTTCAACAGTGTTGATCATGCGGAAGGGGGGAGGGTCGAACTCCCACGAGTGTTACCTCAAACGCTTTTCGAGAGCGTCGCCGCCGCCATCTATCGGCTGGCCCTTCCAGGAACTACGTACCGTCGGCGAGACTCGAACTCGCAACCACCGCCACCTGAAGACGGCGCCTCTACCAGATTGGGCTACGACGGCGCGGAGGGCACAGGGATCGAACCTGTGCTGGTGACCCAGGCCTCTGCTTAGCAAGCAGGCCCCTTACCTCTCGGGCAGCCCTCCAAGTCACGAAGATCGTGACAGGAGACTCCGAAGGTCCTCGACCAGCAGCTCGTGGTAGAAGCCGTCCTCGCCCCGGACACCAGCGACGCCCGCAGGTTCCAGCGGCGACTTCTCCCGAGCCCCGACAGCATCCAGGAAAGCCTGCACCCGATCACGGGGCGACTCACCGGGATACGGAGGCAGCTGGTTCACGCTTGGCATCGTCGCACACCTTGTGGCACGGCGCCAGCTTTACCGGGTGCCGCAGGATCGCCGGTCGCCCGCAGTGCATACACGGCCCCGCGTAGTCCCTGGCAGCAACCGGAGCGTGAGACCAGTCGACAGTGCCCCACGTCGTACGACCCGGTTCCGTCGCGGTCGTCTTCCGTGGGGCCATGCCGTACTCCTTCGCGCTGAGGGCTTGGCATGCCCGGCACGCTGTCTAGAGCTCCAGCCTAGCTGGTAGGCCGGGAGAGCGCCTGATACGCCCGCTCCGCCCGCGCCCAGCGATCCAGCGGGTCAGAGTCAAGACCAAGCGCCTGATCCTGCGAGAGGAACCCGTCAGCGAGCAGCTTGGTCGCCGTATACCGCTGAAGGTCTTCCCACGTGGTCTCCGGCGGGTCAGGGTAGCGGCGCGCCTGCCAGCGGCCAGCCACCTCAGTCACTCGTCGCGTCCATACGCGGCATCCCGAGCCTTGCGCAGCAGCCGGATCAGCCGGTTCAGCTGATCGCGCTCCAGGTTCGCGGTATACAGCTCGTCCTGCGGGGTCTCCGGCGGCGGAGGCCAGCACGTTGCCTGGTCGTAGTCTTCCTTCGACACCGGCGGGTAGGGCAGGATCGAGAGAGAGACCCCGCCACTGAGTTCCATGTCACTGGAGGACAACGTCGACCAGTGCAGCGTCAGGCGGGGGGAGGTGATCATCACCTTGCCGGTGACTTCGCCCAGCTCGTTCCAAGAGTTCGACTCTTCGCTGTGCGGCCATGCAATGACTTCTTTCGGCATCGCGCCGAACCTCCATCGCGGAGTAGAGGCAGCCTCGCGCCGCCTACTACTCCGCGATGGTACTAGCTAGAGCTCACCCACGCTCAGGCTTCGAACTCTTCCCACTCGAAGCCGCAGCCAGGCTGAAGGCATCGCAGCAGGACGAGTACCTGCTTGTTCAGGGTCCGGCGGCTGACTGCGACGTTGCGGTTGTGCGAGCAGCCAGGTGCGGGCCTGGTCGACCCTGCGGGAGCCCCCGACCAGGTGTTCGGGGTCTCCTTCTTCCGCCAGCCCATCAGGCGTACTCCTCGTAGGTGCCCTGGCAGTCGTTGCACCGGTAAATGATGATCGTGTACCCGCCTTCGGTGCGGCGGGAGATCTCGGTGCGCGAGCCGGTGTGACGGCAGTTCGGCATCTAGATCGCCTCGTCCCAGTTCGAGCCGCAGGCCTGGCAGGTCATGTGCTTGATGCCCTTGGAGGCGTCGCGGCCGTACTCGCTGACCGCGCCGACGTGGCTGTTGCCCTGGCACTGGGGCGGGGTGTACAGGTTCTCGGTGCCGGGGTTGCGGGTGTCGTAGTTGTTGTCGCCGCTGCGGTGCTTGGCCATAGGTGGCCTCCCTTGTGGATCAGTGGTTTCTGATGGGCGTTCAGCCCTATGAGTAATGTAGCATCAGAACCCTGATCTTGCACGTAGGGCGGGCAGGCGGGACTCGAACCCGCAGAAGTACCACGCCAACTAAGGCGCCGCTCTACCAATTGAGCTACTGCCCGACGTGCGCCTGAAGGGACTCGAACCCCTGACTCGCCGCTTAGGACGCGGCAGCTCTATCCACTGAGCTACAGACGCTTGCGTACGCTCGGCGGGAGTCGAACCCGCACCCCGAAGGAGCGGCTTTTGAGGCCGCCGTGTCTGCCGTTCCACCACGAGCGCCAGCGTCGGGCAGGGCAGGAGTTGAACCTGCCTCGGCGGGGCCAATCACCGCTGTCAACAACCGCAGGCCCCTATTCGGCCACTGCCATCCACCAGGACGCACCGGAATCGAACCGGCTACCGCCCACTCTGCCCGACGTAGGCGCTGAGAGACTTGAACTCCCGACATCCGGTTTGTAAGACCGGCGCTCTTCCAACTGAGCTAAGCACCCATCACCACCCACATTCTTAGCAGCACTTTGCGGGCCGCGCCCCACCATAGACCTGGCCACGAAGACCTGGTCACAGGCGAGGTGCGAGTCTGCACCCGGAGGGTGGCCCCACCGTCCCGTTGGCGTAGAGGGAATTGCACCCCCGTGCAACACTGCTTATCAGGCAGCTGCTCTACTGCTGAGCTATACGCCTTCGTCGTGCGTGGATGTGGGAGGAGTTGAACCTCCGACCCCTGCCTTATCAGGGCAGTGCTCTCACCACCTGAGCTACACATCCGGGTGCGGGCGGCCGAGAGCTTCCGCGCGGTAGTCCTCTCGGTATCCGGCCCAGGCTTCGCCATGCACAGCTCAGCCAGCTTTCCCGCGTGGACGCTACAGGATTTGAACCTGCGACCCCCTGCTTGCAAGGCAGGTGCTCTACCAGCTGAGCTAAGCGCCCTGGTGTGACGGGCAGACGTTGCTTCCGTGGATGCGCCGTTCCCGGCTCATCGCCAACGTCTGCCCATCGTGGCTGGAGGCGGGTTCGAACCGCCGACCCCTCGCTTTTCAGGCGAGTGCTCGTACCAACTGAGCTATCCAGCCATGCTGCGCCGCCTCTGATTCATGACGGATCGTCCCCCGCTCCTGGAAGGGGTGCCCACGCTGCCACAGGATCTCCCTGGACAACACAACAGCGGCGCTGCGCTGCCCACCGTGGATTCGAACCACGAACCGCCTGATTCAGAGTCAGGTGCGCTGCCAATTGCGCTAGCGGGCATCGATATCAAGTTGTAGAGCTGATGGCCGGACTCGAACCGGCGACCGCCCGATTACGAGTCGGGTGCTCTAGGCCAGCTGAGCTACACCAGCGTCCGGATGGCAGGACTCGAACCTGCGATCTCCTGGTCCCAAACCAGGCGCCTTTCCAACTAGGCCACATCCAGTCTTGCTATGTTTCTGTACTGCGTCGGGGTAGCCGGACTTGAACCGACGACCTCTTGTCCCCCAGACAAGCGCCCTACCAAGCTGGGCCATACCCCGGTGGAGCCGAAGGGGGCGGGGTTGCGCGCCCCGGCGCTTCCCCCCTCGACGCTCCCTCGGCAGGGCTCGAACCTGCGACCCACGGATTAACAATCCGTTGCTCTGCCAACTGAGCTACAAGGGAATGCTATGAAGTTGGCAGGCCCGTTTCCCCTAACGCTGGTACGGCCAGCGCAAACAGGGCACGAACTGAGTTCGGACCTCAGCCTTCCGGCGTTCAAACCCCACGGGCCAACAGGGTCATCGCCTTAGTGGCAGGAGCAGGATTCGAACCTGCGAAGCGTGAGCGATCGGTTTACAGCCGACTTCCATTGGCCACTCGGACACCCTGCCATTGCTGTTCAGTTGTAACGAGTCGCTGGCCGGATTTGAACCGGCGTCCACGGCTTTGCAGGCCGTTGCCTCGCCTCTCGGCCACAGCGACACCTCTTGCGAGCCGAGGACGGGACTTGAACCCGCAACATCCTGATTGGAAGTCAGGCTCCCTACCAATTGGGCGACCTCGGCGAGGTGAAGCAGACGTTCGCTGGGGTCAGCTGTCCTGGCTATCCGTCTGCTTCGCGGTCCTGACGGGACTTGAACCCGCGACCTCCACCTTGACAGGGTGGCGAGCACTCCAACTGCTCTACAGGACCTTGTGATGGCAGCACGGTGATCAGTGAACTGACGGAACAGCAGCGCCCTGGGATCTCTCCAGGTTCTACTCCGTACTGCCTTCGTAGCGGTGGTCGGATTCGAACCGACGATCTCAGGATTATGAGCCCTGCGGGGACGACCGAGCTCCCCTACACCGCGTCGTTGGTGCCTGACCCCTACGAGAGTAGTCAGGCACCGGGTCGGCTGGGAGCGCTTTTCCTCGGGCGAGGTTCGCTTTCGCCCCGCTCCCTGCCGATGCCTCTATATTACGCTACTCGCTTCGGTGTACGCCAGTGACTACGGGTGGGCGCGCTCAACCATACGGATGAACGTGATCGAGTCGGCGTGCAGAGCGAACACGGTGCGGTGCCGGTAGTCCTTGAAGTACACGAACCGCTTGTCGTCTCCCCGGGCGTCGTTGCCTGCCTGCCAGTACAGCGCGGTGATCTTCTCGACTACCGGGATGTTGTCCAGGCCGTGATGGACGTAGGAGACCTCGAAGGTGTGCATGTCGCTGGCGACAGCTTCAGTCATGAGCTTTCCTTCATGGTTGGTTGGTAGGCCACGACGGGTGCTCGTCTGACCAGTCATCTGGCAGCCGGTCCCAGCCGTGGGCGTCCTTGATCGCAGCGACCAGCATGCCGTACAGAGCGCCCGCAGGAGCCATGTGAAGCCCGCCAGAGGCTAGATGGATATAGCGGGCTCTCTCAGCCTCGTAGAACGCCCTGTGAGAGCTCTCTAGGGCTACCGCATCCTGGGGCCCGTCTTCGGGCGGGAGACCCAGCGCGGCGAGGCGCTTGTGTCCCCTGACCTCTTCTGCCTGACTCATGGTTGCCACCTGCATCGGAGATGATAGATGTCCGGTTCTGTCATGGTTCAACCTGGGCACTGCCGCCTGCCGTAGGAGCAGCTTACGGAAACGCCCAGGTCGTCGTTATGCCACCTGCGGTTATGTGGCACCCTAGTTCTCGCAGCCGCACTTCGGGCAGCGGTCGTGAATCTCAGGCAGGTACGGGTGCTTGCACTCCTGACAGGTGATCGCCCCGTACCCCTCCATCCACGAGCCCTCCGTCAGCCCCGTCAGCTCCGTCGCCGCCCACACCAGCGCATCCATCCGGTCCGGGCTGCCCGAGAGGCCAGGCACGTAGGTGCACAGCTGGTCCTCCAGCTCCGGCAACGTCCCGACATGATGCATACGGCCCTGCTCGTACAGGGAAGAGATCGGCTCCGCCCTGATGGTCTTGCCCCTGGAGGCACGCACCTGCTTGTAAGGAACGTTACGGTCCACAGCCCGCAGAGTCCGGCCGATGTAGTCGCCGCCGTTGTTCACCTCAGCAACGATGCAGTCAGCTTTGAACTCCCGGTACACCCACAGGGCCCGGCGCATCACCTCGTCAGGGGTGCCCCGGAACGAGTAGTCACCCAGGACGTAGCCGTGATCACCCTGATGCCCGACCACGACGATGCCTGACTCGTCCGACTCATCGCCGGAGGTCACCGCAGGGTCGATCGCTACCACGACGCGGGTGAGGTTCGGGACCTCTTCCTTCCCGACCCGGTACTGGTCGATCACCGTGCGCGACCACAGGGCGCCCTCAATGTCCTCCAACAGCTCGCCTTCGAGCTCCTGGCGGCCCAGGCGGGAACCTTCGTAGCGATGCTTGAGCTCCGCCAGCGCTGTCGCCGAGAGGTTCAGCGCGTTCTCCCAGGTCGATCCCCGGGTGATGTGGACCGAGCCGTCCTTGCGGCCGAACAGGTCCCGGATCAGCTTCGTCGGGCGCGGGGTGGTGGTGACCACGATGCGGGGTTTCTCGCCTTTACGCAGCGCAGGGACCAGTCCCTCATGCCAGGTGGCTTCGTAGCGCCAGGAGCCGAGCTCATCACACCAGGCGCCCCACAGGTTCGCGCCTCGGGCGCGTTCGGGCTGGTCGGCGGAGTAGCCGTAGATCACGGAGTTGTTCTTCAGCATGATCTGTAGCTCGTTGCGGCGGTAGTTCGCCAGCTGGTCCTCGCCGAGGGCTTTCAGCACGCCGGTGGAGCCTTCGAGGCAGGTCTTGCGCACGTCACGGAACGTGGGTGCGAACACCGCCCATTCGGAGCCGGGGAACTTCAGCGCCTGCTTCACCAGCCAGGTCGAGCCGACCAGGGACTTGCCGAATCCTCGGCCGGACATCAGCAGCCAGATCACGAAGTCGTCGTCTGGGCCTTGGCAGCCGCAGGTGAAGCCGTTGCCGTCAGGCTTGTGGTGGTCTGGGTGGTCGGGGGGTAGCTGCTTGGGTCGGAAGGTGTCGGGGTAGCGGGAAGCGCGAAGCACGCCGAGTCTGGCTTGTAGGGCCATGTACTCGGCGTGCTTCTGCTCTAGCAGGCGTTTAATCTCCCGTGGGTCGTCCACGCTGTTCCTCGGCGGCGATCTGCTCGTTGAGTTCGGCGATAGCGGCGTCGAACGCGGAGGAGATGTTCACCTCTGCCTTCACGTTGATCTTCAGGGCTGCGTCCAGGCCGAGGAGCTTGGCGCGGCGTTCCTGGATCGCCAGTAGGTCCCTACGGGCACGGGAGTTGGGTGCCGTGTCGTAGATGGGGGTGCCGTCGGGGTTGACGGCGATGCGGCCTGACTGGGTGACGTGGGGGTGGCGGGTGAGGGCTTCGCGCCAGGCGATGGCGCGCAGGGAGTCGAGTTCTTCGAGCTGTTCGGCAACGATCTCGTCGACGGTGGAGCGGAGTTCGGCGGCGCGCTGGGAGAAGCCGAGGGAGGCGTCTTTGCGTGCGGTGCCTTCGGTGATGCCGAGTTCGCGTGCGATGTCCGCGTATCGGGCGCCGCGTGCTTTCATGGCGATGACTCGGGTGCGGCGCTCGGCGACCTCGGCCTGCTTTGCGATGTTCGCAGGCATGGAGTTCTCCTGTATGTGTGAAGTGTTGTAGCTAGTTTACTGGTTGGGTGGCTGCTGTGTCGTGTTGATCTTGATGAGTGCGGCGATCAACTCGATAGCTTCGGAGCGGTCGAAGCCAGCGGCACGGTAATTCTTGTACATCTCGTAGGTGGCGATGGCTCCGGCGAGGGCGTCGGGGAGTGCTTCGTTGATGTGCTGTTCTTCGTCCATTGGCCTAGTGGAAGTAGTCGCGGCGGGCGAAGTGCAGGGCGAGGAACGTCAGTCCTGCCAGCGCCAGGGTGGTGGGGGTGAACCAGGCGTTGTTGATGTGCGCCTGGGTGCCTTGCAGGATCGTGGCGACGGCGAGGAGTACGGCTGCGACGACGGCGAACATTTAGTCCTCCTTGGGGCGGCCACTGATCTTGTCCATCAGGTTGTTGATGGCGTCAGTGTCCATGACCTGTGCCCCGTGGATCTTGAAAGTATGCTCGTCGCGCTTCGCCCGGTACTCCGTGACGATTTCGCCGATGACATGCAGGATCATCTCGTCGTCCCAGTCATCGAACCTCGGGTCATCGAGGTTGCGGGCAAGAGACTTGATCGCCTGGCGTAGGGTCTTGCGGGCCATCGCGTAGTTACCTCCGATGGGCCAGCGCTTCATGTCGCTCATCTGCTGCTCCGGTAGGTCGCGAGGGTCGCGTGGATCTGGGCTCTAGCGAGGGTCCAGGTCATGCCGATCTCGGACATGCGGGTCGGGTCGGCAGCGAGGAGGCGTTCAGCTTCCAGGTAGTGCTCTTCCGGGGTGAACGTGGGTGCTCGGTCATCTCCTGCTCCAGCTTCTCAACCCGGTAGGCCAGCGATTGGAGGAGCTGGGTGGGGTTGCGCGGCTCGGGCCAGTCTGTCATCCGCCGATGATCCTGTATCCGGCTTGTGGGCGGGCGGCTGCTGCTTTCAACGCCTTGACTTCGCATTCGAGCTGGTGAAGGCGGGAGATCAGGGTGGAGGCGAGTTCTTTGGACACGTGGGTCAAGGCGACCTCTGCCGGGAACGGGATCACCACGACCTGGCGTTCCAGTTTGGCTTCGAGGTACTGCTGGTACTCGCGTGCCTGGTTCGGGGTCAGCGCCTGGTGTAGCGGGCGGATGAACACGATGTCGTCGGGGCCGATGTTCGCCGAGCCGATCGGTGCCCAGGCGGGTCCGGCTTCGATCTTGTCGAGGCGGGCGGCGAGGGTGCGGCACACGTCATGCAGGTTGGTGCGGGCATCTTCGAGGTCTTGCGGGGTGCACATCTCGACGTAGTCAGCCATCAGTGGCTGACCTTCCACGAGCCGTCGCACCAGTGGGCGCGGATCATCGGGATGCCC